CCACCGATGTCGACGGTGGCCGGGTCGGGTGCCACGGTGATCGTGGTGGGGCCGGGCAGCATGGTCAGGTTCCGCGCCGCGGGGTCGGCCGCTGCTTCGCCCGTTTCGTCAGCTCGTTCTCCAACTGGGCGACGTTCTGGACGCCGTGCAAATGGAGGCCGCCGTTGATGGTGATCACGCGACCGACGCCAGGGCCGGCTGACCGGGTCACCGCGCCGGCCGGGGTCCGGAACAGCCCGAACCCCTGCGCTCGCATCGCTGCGGCGCGGCGCGGATCGTTCGCCCAGCCGCCCAGCACTTCGTCCGGGTCGAACTGCATCAAGTCGGTGAAGGCGCCCTTCTTCCCCTGCTTCTGCTGCTGCCCGCGTACGTCCTTCAACTGCTGCTGGGTCTCGAACAGCTTGCGGGCAAGGTCGACGGTCAGGCCGGTCAGCCGGATCTGCGTCTTGATCATCGCGATGATCTTCTGCAGCGCCTTGATGTCGTCGCCGATGCCCTTGGTTGCCTGTGCTTTCTCGAGGCCGAGGTCGGCCCAGTCGAACGCTGTGTGCACCCGTGCGGCTTTGAGGGCTTTGGCGGCGTCGGCGGCGTCCTTGGCGGCCTGCCTGGCCGCGTCGGCGGCGTCTTTGCGTGCCTGCGCCTGCGCTTTGACCGCGTCTGCTGCTTGCTGGTCGATGCTGCGGACCTGGCTGACGAGGCCGGCGAGCTGCTGCGTCAAGGCGGTGCGTTCCTTCAAGGTTTTCGCCTGCTTGATCTGCTCCCTCGTGATGGTTTCCTCGACGACGAGGATGCGGCGGTCGTCGCTGAGGCGAGCGGTGATCTGCGCCTGGGCGAGCTTCAGTTGTTGAATGTTGAAGCGGCCCTGGAGGCTCGTCGGGCGCGGGCCGCCGGCGGCGGGGATGGGGCCTGTTGGCGGCAGGACTCCTGGTCCTCGCGGCCCGGCACGGTCATCGGGCCTGAGCGAACCGCCGCCGGCGCCGCCGGGGCCGCCGCTGAGCATTTGCGCAGCCAGTCTGAATCCGTAACCGGGGACGAAGATGACCTTCGCGAGCCTGTTGAGCACGCCCGCCTGGCTTTCCAGAGGTTTGGTCGCCTTGTTGTAGAGGTCGGCCCCTTTTGCGGCGATCGTCCATGCGTCGCCGAGGAGCCTGAGCGCCTTCGACCCCCCGTCAGCGGCTTTCTTGGTGTCCTCGTGGATCTTCGCCTGGTTCTTCGGGTCCTGCAGCCATTTGCTCAACGTGTCGAGGTACTTGTTCAACGTGGGTAGCAGGCCGGCGCCGATGATCTCCTCGGTGTCGTGCAGGGTGGCTGCGAACCGTTCGCTGACCGTGGTGGCCGCGGCGGCCTGACCGGCCATTTTCTGTTGGGCGAGCCGGATCAGGTCCCAGCCGTGCGCGTTCTTCGCCAACCCGGGCACTGCCCGCCTCAGCGCGGTCTCCTGGCGGCCGAACACCTTCGCGACAACGTTCGCCGCGGCGCCGAGCTGGATGTTCTTCGCCCGGGCGATGTCGGCCGTCAGACCCTGGAGCCGTATCGCCTGGCTGATCTTGCCGGTGCCCCGCTCGAGGATGGTCAGTGACGCGACGACCTCGTCGTTCTGGAAACCGAACTTGGCGTAGGAGTTCGCGGTCTCTTCGATCTGGGCGCGGTTCGCCTGGAACGATTCCCCCGACGCTTTCATCTGGGCGGCGAGGGAGCGTTGCGCGACACCGGCTTCGCGGGCGGCGTTGATCGAGTCGGTCAGGAACTTGGTGACCCCCTCGAACGCGATGAAACCCCCCGAGGCGAACGCCAAGGAGCGGCCGAAGGTGTGGAAGATCCCGGAGCCGGCGAGGGCGCCGCGGGTCGCCTTCGAAACGTCACGCCCCAGTAGCCCCGAGTGCCTCTGCAGGTTCTGCGCCTCATGGGCGGCGACCCCCATCGACACGGCCAGTTTCCTTTCCGCCTGGGCTGCCAGGTTCGCCGCGGCGATCTGTTCTTTCGACCCGACCTCGGCGGCAGCCGCCAGCCGCTTGTATTCGGCGACCTGCAGCTTAAGCGACTCGGTTGTTTTGACGGCGGCGGCGACCTGGGCTTTCGCCGCGACCTCCGAGGAGACGGCGACCTTATCGACACCGGCCGCGAACTTCGTCGTCGCCGCCGACGACGCTTTCATCGACTGCAGAAACTTGGTGGAGTCGGCGACGATCTCGACGATCAGCTTGCGGGCCATTTAGGTTTGGGCCTCCATGAACGCGTGGCAGGCTTCGAGCTGGGCGGGGGTCATGGCGCCGAGGTCACCTGGTCGGAGATGGCACCAATGGCCGAGCCAGGGCTGCCAGAACCGTTCTGGGGGCTGGCGGCCGGGGCCGGTCCCCCAGTGGTTGAGGAAACGTCGCCAGAATCGTCGCTCGGCGAGCTCGACCCTGGCGAGCTGGGAGGAGGGACCTCCTCCACCTCTTCGCTGATCTCCTGGAAGACCTGGTTGAGCTCGGACACTTTGATCTGGAGGACGGTCCGCCGGATCGCTTTGGCGGTCTCGTCGGGTTCGGCCCGAGCGACCGCGACGTGGATCAGTGCGGCGGTAATACCGGGGTGGAATCCTTCCATGTCGGCGATCTGGTCGAGGCTGATCTTTGCGTAGTCCCAGAGGACGATCGCCTCGTCGAGGGTGAGGTCGTCGAGCCTGACGAGCTCGTAAGGTTTGCCGTTGACGGTGATCTGGGCCATCAGAATGCTCCCTGGTTGAACTGCTGGACGAGGCCGTCGACGAGTAACCCCATGCGCGCTTCGACGTCGGCGGCGTGCTGCTCGAGGGCGGGTTCCATCGCCCGGCCCATCAGGATGTCCGAGAACGGCGGGTTGGCGAAACCCTGGCCGCGCCGGCGTCCTGCCGGGCCACGGCCGCGGGTGCCGCGCTGGCGGGGGGCGACATAGACGAGGTCGCGGGTGATCCCGATCCGCATCTTCGACCAGCGCGGGCCGATCCGGCTGATGTTCTGCTCGGCGAGTTGTTCGGCGCCCCGCTGGACGGGCTCGGCGACCTGGCGGAGACCGGCGCGAAACACCCTCCTGGTTTCGGGCTCGAACTTCGCGAATGCTGCCTGCAGCTCGTGCAGGTTGTCTACCCGGAGCGTGCCGGGCATGTCAGGGCGCTACGGTGCCCCAGGAGAACCGGCTCCCCGGGGCCGGCTTGAATGTCGCCGTCGTCTCCGAGCGCGCGTTCAGGGCACCGGAGAGGCCGTTGTATTCGAACAGGACCGCGGTGCCGCCGTAGATCGGGTTAGTGGCCGTGGTGCCCGCGCTCGAGGACGGCTGCACGTAGATCGGGAACGCCGACCCGGACGCCTGCAACGGCTGCAGGGTGGCGTGGACGGAGCCGGCGGCGAAGTCGTTCTCGAACTGGATCGTGATCGTCTGGTCGGCGAGGCCGGGCAGGAACTCGCGGGTGCCTGTCGGCGAGAAACCGCTGACGTCGACCTGCTCTTTCGTCGATGGGGTGTCAACATCGAAACTGTGGTCTCCGAGCGAGACGTTATTCACCACGACTTTTACGTCGGTGAGGAGGAACTTGCTCATCGTGCAGCACTTCCTTTCGTGACCAGGGCGCGTACCCGCCTCTGGTATCGCTGATGGTTGGCGCGTGTCGCGGCCGTCTGGTTGCTGGTGTCGGTGGGGCCGCTGCCACCGACGAGATGAAGCAGACCGGTGTCGGCCTGCCGCAGGTTGAAGCCCCGGGCGCGGGCCTCGAGGCAGAGCAGGTTGTCGGAGTAGTAGGCGGGCTCCTCCAGGCTGGTGTCGAAGCCGCCAAGGTAGAGCAGGTCGTCGCGGCGGCCGGCCAGGCACCAGCCGTCGATGTAGGGGTAAACGACACCGTCGACGACGGTGTGCTGGTCGGTTCGGATCCGGGCGCCCGCGAGCACTGACGGTTCGACGGCGTCGACGAGCTCGTCGAGCCAGCCCGCCTCGGTCGCGACGATGTCGTTGTTCAGGAACACGACGACATCGCTGCTGGCGGCGTGGAGCCCCTGGTTGCAGGCTTTGCAGAACCCCTGGTTTTCGTCGTTCCAGATCGCCGCGAACTCGAGCGGCTGGTCGGAGCCGTTGTCGACGATGATCAGCTCGTCCGGTGGCGGGCCAAGTTGGATCGCCCTGTCGTATTCGGCCCGCAGTTCGAGGTGGTTGATCCAGGGGGTGACGACCGCGACGGTCATGCGCTGACCCTTGCGGCGAGCTCGCGTTCGGCCAGCGGCGCCACCTCGGGCCGCTTGCCGAGCGCGTCGAGGGCGGGGAGCCAGTAGTCCTGCACGACCTGGTCGGCGTCGTAGAGGGACGCGAACAGTGCGGCGCCTTCACGCAGGTCCTGGTTGCCCCGGTTTTCGTGGGCGGCCTCGAGCGCCCCCACGATCGAGTCGACGGACGGGCTGTAGAAGTAGGCGTTCTGGGGCCAGTCCCAGTGGGGCTGCCCCGTGACGAGCCACCCCGCCTGTGTCAGTTCGCTCATGGCGGAATGGTCGGAGGCGATCACCGGTATCCCGCACGCCTGCGCCTCGAGCAGCGGGATCCCGAAGCCCTCGCCGCGGCTTGGGTTGAGGAGGACGTCGAAGGCCTGGTAGAGGTTCGAGACGGCCTCGGCGGGGAAGCCGAGATGCCAGATGCTCGGTGGCGGGAACCTGACCCGGTCGGCGGGGCAGCCGGCGGCGATCAGGCAGGGGACGAGGTCGCAGCCGGCGCCGGGGGGCGGGTCGGCGTTGGTGTGTACGTACAGCCAGGCGTCCTTGTGGGTGGCGGCGAAGCGTGAGAACGCCTGGAAGGCCGGGTCGAATCCTTTCCGGTCGGACGGCGAGTTGTTCGCGGCGACCATCCCGACCAGGAACGCGTCCTCGGGGATGCCGAGCTCGACACGGATCCTGTCGCGCGTGTCGGGCCGCGGGTAAAACACCGAGCGGTCGACGCCGTGCGGAACGTAGAGCGGCTCCAGGCCGCAGTCGCTCATCATCTGCTCACCGAAACGGGACATGGCGATCGGCTGCACCTTCCCGTGCGCGAGGGTGGCGAGCACCGGTGGCGGCAGCGGCTGATGGTCGACGGGCGCCCAGACCCCGACGCGGACGCCGTCCGGCCAGGCGTCGGGTTGCAGCACCCAGGCGTCGCAGAGGGCGATGACCCGGTCGGGTTGGAAGTCGTCGAGGTAGGCGCCGAGGGAGCGGTTGCCCCAGGCGTTGTCGGAGGGGTAGTACGTGAACGGGCCGGCGTTGATCCGCATCCCCTGTATCCCGTAGTTGCAGGCGACCGCGACCTGGTGACCTAGCGCGGCCAGGCGTGGCAGGAACAGTGCGGCCTGTTCGCCGTAGCCGGATCCGACCCCGGGCGGGTTCCCTATCCAGAGGATTTTCATAGCAGGATCCGTGTTCGCCATTCGCAGCCGACGAGGTGCCCTTCGCTCCCGAAGGGGGTGTAGACGATCAGGCCGCTCGGCCCGGCCGGGAGGAGGTCGGAGACACGGCCGCCGAGGGTGCGGTCGCTGATGATGGCCGCGAAGACGGAGGTGTCGGAGCGGGGGTCCATCAGCTGGAGGAGGAGCTGCTGGGAGGCGTCGACGTCGGTGGGGACGACCCGGGCTCGGACGGTGAACCAGACGTCTCTTTCTTGGGTTGGCCCGTAGGCGATTTGCTCGCTGAACGGGTCGGCGGGGTAGATGTCGACTGAGGGCGGGGTCGGGTTGAGGACGAGGAAGGGCCAGACTTGGAGGGCTTCGCCGGCGAGGTCGGCGGCGGCGACCCCGTCGGTGATCTGGTCGGCGAGGGCTTCGACGATCTCTTGAAGCGTGGCAACCACAACAGCCACTTCAAGCCATCCCCCATTGTTGCTTCAACGGTGCGAGTTTGAGCGCGTGCCGATCGAAGGTGTCTCGGCCGACGACGACAGGACCAACAGCGTTTTCCCAGATGCCGTAGGGCACCTCCTGCTGCTGCCAGTGCTCGACCGCGCGTTCCAGCGTGACCTCGGTCGCGAGTTGGATCTGCCAGCCCGCGAGCGCGTCGACCCGGTCTATCTCGGCGTTGACCTCGCCGGAGGCTGCCGCGAGGACGCGGTCCATCGCTGTGAGCTGGGCGGGGGTCGGCCTGGTGATCTTCAGGATCCGGCCGAGCTCCGCGGTTGTCCCGTACAGGTCTTGGCCGACGGTCGACGCGCCGGTGTTTTGGATCGGGATCGTGGGCGGGCTTTCGTCACCGGTGGCGTCCTGGAACGTGATCCGGTACCAGTAGCCGAGCGCGGTTCCCTTCTCGGTGGTGAAGCTGCGGAGCTGCGGCTGGCTGGGATCGAGGTCGACGGGGAGCAGCGGCAGCTCGTCGATCTGCGTCCACGGCACCAGCTTGTCGACCGATTCTTCGATCCGGAGGTGGGTGAAGGGGAGGTTGTCGTAGCGGGGCGGTGGCCTGAAGTTGACGA